ACAAATCTAAATTATATTTTTGTGCAGATAAACAACCTTGTATTACTTTAGATAACTCAGTATATAATTCTTTAAATCTTTTATCTTTGTGTAAATTATCATCAATAGATTGTAATTCTTTTGGCTTTACATCTGTAGTTGTTGAGTATTGAGAATTAGTTGGAGTAATATCTCTTAGTATTATAGGTACAATTTTTTTGTTAATATTTTCAAAATTTTCTAACTTAGTAATGTATATAGGATAACCAAACCATTTTGATATATTTGCCATAAGGCACTATATTAATTTACTCGTAAAAATCTATACCTAACTTCTCCATTTCCACCTGCAAAAGCAGTTTCTCCTGTACTGCCAATATTTTGTGCACCACCTCCACCACCACCAGAACCTCTTGTACCAGCAGTTGCTGCGGGTCCACCTATACCACATCCATTTCCACCAGATATATTGCCAGCATAAGAGTCAGCACCGTCAGAACCAGCAATTTGACAGTTGTCTCCTCCACAGTTTCCGTTATTATCACCAGCAGCTCCATTACCAGATTGATTAAATGTTCCAACTGGTCCTGATGTTAAAGTTGTTACTGCTTTAGTTGATCCGTCACTATCTCTAAAATTTCCTGATGTCACAGCTGAAGCATTTATTGTAGCTGATCCAGCAGTTCCAGCAGTATTTGTTCTTAAAGGTCCTTGAACTCCACCACCTGTACCACTTGCTCCTCCACCTGCACCTAAAGTAAATATAGATCCAGTTGAAGATCCAGATAGTGTTGTGTTTGTTCCAGCACTTCCAGTTTTTGGTTGACCAAAGTTTGCAGTTTGATTTCCTGGAGATCCACCAGATCCTATCGAATAAGATAGTGTTTCACCTTCAGTTACGGTAAAAACTTTATCTGATACATATGCACCAGATCCACCACCTGCCCCAGAGGATTCACCACCAGCTTTGTCATAACTTACTCCACCTGCAGCTCCACCACCTCCACCAACAGCAGCTTGTATGTGAATTGCGTTAGCTCCTTCAGGAACTGCAAAGGTTCCTGATCCTGAACTTAATGTTTGAATTGAAGTTGCTTGAAAAGCTGCAAATACTAATTTCCAAACACCAGATACTTTTCCATATATTTCATCTGCTTCTTGCCAAGTACCTGATACTTTGCCATATGCATTATCTATTTCTTCAAATGTTCCTGAAACTTTAGCATAGGTATTAGCCATCTAAACTCCTATGTTGAATATTTAAACCAAATATCTCCATCACTACCTCCCGAAGGAGAAGATGTACTTATTGTAAATTTTCTCTGTAACTTATCAGCAGTCACTGCATTATCAGCGATCTTAGCTGTGCTCACATTTGCGTTAGAAATGTTGACGGTCAAAACTGCATTATCTGCTAGTTGTGCGCTTTGAACTGCATCATCAGCAATTTTATCGTTGTTTACTGCATCATCAGCAATTGAAGCTGTGCCTATTGTACCACCTAATGTATCTAGCGATACTTCATTTAAGTTTGTACCATCAGCGTATGCTGCATAAATTTTTGAAGAATCTAATGTAAAGCCAGTTCCTGATGCAGTTTTAATTGTAAGGTTTGTTGGATTAGTAATTAGCCTGCAATCAAATATATAAAATTTTTCTATAGAGTCTGGTATGGTTACTGTGGTTGCTCCCGATAGTGTAATTGTTGCAAATTTAATCACCATATTTCTAGCAGTAGAAATAGATGCATTACTCATTACTAAAGCTGTAGTAGAACCACTTGATAAAGTTATAGATTCAAAACCTGCAATAGCTTGTTGAACAAGTTCTAAATTTGTATTTGTTTTAGTTCCCCATGTACCGGCATTCTCACCGGTAGCCATTAGCTCTAGTTTAAGATCTGATGAAAAAGTTGATGCCATAATTTGGTATTATACACTTTTTAAGCTGCCTTATCAACTTCTGTCCAAGTGTTAGAAACTCCTTTATTTACTTCAGTCCATGTGTTGGTCACATCTGGATTTACGTTAGACCAAGCTGTTATTAATGGACTATTAATTGAAGCCGTCATTTGTATACCTGTAACCAAAACATCTACTCCAGGAACAGCTGTTACACTACCAACAGAAGTTGCTGCAGAAATTCCTGTTAAGTTAACTTCATTAACTAATTCAACTTGTGCTTCTCCAAGTAATAATGTGCTTTGAACACCGGTTACACTTACGTTTGCATCTCCTGTAACAGTTGGTATTGCACCAGCTGTTATTGATAAATCATGCTCAGTTACAATAACACTTACATTACCATCAGCACTTACAGAATAAGTACCAAGTGATAAGCTTAATTGAGATCCTGTAACCGATACTGTTGCATTACCTACAAGAGATTCTTCTCCCATAGACATTGTTAATTGAGATCCTGTTACATTAACAGGTGTATTAATTGCTGTAGTTGAATTACCTATTGTTCCTGTTAATTGAGATCCTGTTACATTTACATTTGCATTTGCAGTGACAGTTGAAGCACCAATAGAACTAGTTAATTGTAAACCTGTAACGTTTACATTGACATTAGTTCCTCCTAAAGAAGCTATTGGTGATTGTGATATAGCTGTAATACCTAACATATAATATAATCCTTAAAAGGAGACAGGGAGTATGTGGTGGTGCCCTGCCTCCATCTAAGAATTATATCATCGCTTAAACCATGAAGGAAGACCTAGATGAGGTCTTTTATCAAACATATTCTCTTTTGCACCTGGTGTTTTACGATTATTATAATGTAAAAAAACTTGTACACATTCTTTACCTTTAAATTTATTTCTCCAATGCTCTAGCTCACAGCCAGAATAAACTAACATATCTCCTGGTTTTAAATCTACCTTAATGCCTTTCTTACCTATTTCTCCAGATGGCTCCAAGTATATTGGCCAATCATCACCACCAAGATTCATAGTCGTAGATATTTCACAACTAAACCTATCTTTATGTCTTTTTAGTTCATCACCTTTTTTATAGATTCTTGCATAGGTATATGCAGGATATAATTTAAGTCCTGTTGCTTTTTCCATATCTGGTAAACACTTAAGTAGTAATGTCTCCATAGCCATATTAGAATACTGACTATATGTATTTGGTATTTGTTCGTCCTTTCCTTCATAGTACCCAATGATAGTTTCAAATGGTGAAAAGTATCTACGCTCTCTACATGTATCATATACTTGCTTTTGCATACAAAAATAGTTTGCAATAAAAGCTGCTAAATCTTTTGATATTGCTTGACGAATAACTGTATATTTTTTCTTTTTAAACATCTTTAGCCATTTCTTTTGGCACCGCTTGTATATTCCAATGTATGAATCTAAAAGGTTCTTTACCAAAATCTACTGCAAATTCGTGTTCTAAAAATCCTGGAAATATAATTAACGTACCTGGTGTGGGCTTAAAGTGAATTAACTCTGATCCACTCCACACACCTTTTTGGTTTGGTTTCATTTTTAATTTAGTAGCTCTTGCTCCAGTACGAGGTTCGTGAAATATTGGATATGATGTTTTATCACTACACTTTAAAAAGTAAAATCCTGATACGTGTTGGTTCCAATGTATATGTGCTGAATGATGACCACCACCTTTTTTAGCAAACTCTTGTACCCACATCTCACTAAACATAGTTGTGTATTGCTGCATATCGTAACCTTGATGATCTAAATACTCCCAAGACTTTTGACCAATGTAATTTCTAAAATCTAAAAAATCATTATCAGCTGTAAGCGGTGTTGAGTGATATGATCTCCCAAAATCACCGTGCTCTTTAATGAAAGTTTTCTCTCTTGTTCTTGCATCTTTAATATATTTATTAGATGCTTTGTTTAATGATTTTACAAACTCTGGTTTTTGTTCTGACCAAATGGTCGTGTTAAAGTAATTATTTATAAACATTATTTAAAAGGCCTTCCTAAATGCCAAACAACAAGACTATATCTTGTGCCAGCTGTTACTGGTTTAACTCTGTGCCAAACAAAAGAAGGAAAAACAATAATAGAACCCTTAGGTAATATCTCTTTTGCTTTTCTTAAATGTTGACTTTCATCTCTCATATGTGGATCATAGTTTCTAAAATCAAATTCTAATTCACCACCTGTGTATTCTGAACCATCTGTTAATTGACAGGTCATAGATAATTTTCTAATCATACCTTTTTCAGGTCCTTCTTTTTCATAAGGTTTATCCCAACCATCACAATGCCAATCATAATATTGATTGTGTTTATATTTTGTAAACTGACAAGATTCAGATCTTTCCCAATCAAAGTTCCAACCAGCCATTTCATTTGCTCTACGAACATAAGGATGTAATTCTTTATATATCCAAGTATCATTAAGCCATACTAGATCAGATTTTCTTTTTCTTTGTAAATTTTTAATTTCTTCTTTATTTAATTTTCTATCACCATAACCACCCGTTCTAGCCATCACTTCTTTTTGTGAATTTGCATAAGCTATTACATCATCACAAAACTTTGGTGTAAGCACACCACTAAAATACCAATAATAATTAGTTAAGTTCATAATTAAAATTTATTACCACTCTCACATCTTTATCTGTTTGAATTTGTGCTCTATGTTTTTTATACGCATCAAATATAACTATTTGATTTTGAATACATTTTACTTTTTTGTCTTCAAATTCTGTAAAACCATTGTTATTATTAACATAATAAATAGCTGTTTTATGTTTTAAATCATCAGTAAACTTATCTACATGCCAACTACAATAAGAGGGTTTTTTAAAACAAAGATTAGCTCTAACGTGTAATACTTTTTTAGCCTTTAATTTATATAAAATAGGTTCTATTAAAAATGTTTCATCTGAATTTTTTTTACCATCTAAGACAAAAGTATGACCCATAAAAGATGAATCTTTTTTACTTGTTGAAACTTGATGTGGAAAATAATACCAAGGAAAACTTTCATGTAAAAGAGTTTTATAAATTTTGTCTGAATAATTTTTATCTATAAAATTTTTATATATATTCATATGTTATAGTCTGTACAAAATTTAAACTATCTTTTTGATTATTGGTTAAATAATACATATTAGTTGATGGGAACATAATAAATTTATTATTTTCTAATGATATATCCCAACTTCTACCTTTACGTCTGTTATCTTCAAAGTGTATTCGAACATTACAATCTTTGACTTTTACACCATATAATAATGTAAAGTCTGGAGAGTTACGTAAATCTACTGGATCAATATTTAATAATGGAATTGTAGTTTCGCTAGGTTTATAAATATTACCCCATGTTTCTTTGTTAATTAAATTGAAACCATACTCAAGAGAAACGTGATCTCGTATGTAGGTGTTTAACATATCCCAAGTTCGTGAAAATGGAAAATCTTTGTTTTGAATTACTGATTGTAAGATGTCACCTGATAATTTATTTCGGTCAATGTCCCAATTTTTTGGCATTTCCACATCGCCAAAGAATAAACTTTGTTCACTTAAAACCTGCTTTTGCATACCACCACCATATATAAATTATGCTTTAGAGTCTGTCAAATCCCAAGTTGTGTTATCTTCATTCCAGACGTAAGACCAAGAATGAGTTTCAGCTGTATTTTGTGAAGTCTGTTCTTCTGTTAATGCTGGAGCGTCACCGATTGGTGATTTCCAAGAAGCTGAATCATTATGTTTTACCCAAGATGCATATGGTTTTTTAGGCCAGAAGATTTGATCATCCTCATCCCAAGTATAACCTATACCTGCGTAATTTCCTCTAAAAGGTGTGCCACCATCATTATGTTGATTACCAGATGTATTGTATGAAGTTTGAATCCACATTTGTGCAGGCCAATTATTGTGTGTTTCTAAATATTGTTGACCTACTGATTCATCTTCAACACCATCAGCGTTTTCCATATCTTTGTTATCAAGTGTTAATACTTGAATAACTTTTCCGTTCGCTCCGAGTTTTGCAAAATGTGCCATAATTAACTCCTATTATATATTATAAATTTTAATCATTCAACTACTGGAATTTGTATCTTATTACTACTATACCAGAACCACCGTCACCTCTACGTCCTCCACCACCACCGCCTTGATTAACTGATCCACTGCACCCAGTTGTAGGACTAGGTTTACCATCTCCTCCACCACCAACACCGCCTGCATTAGTTCCTGGATTTTGTTGAGCCCCTCCACCACCACCTGCAAAATATCTACCTGGATTAGGACCACCTTCTCCATAAGTTGGTGCTTGAGGAACTGAACCAAATATTGTTGTTGGTGCTCCTGCACCTCCTGGAGTTCCACCTGGAGTTCCTATACTTGTATCTGCTGCACCTGAACCTGCACCACCGCCACCACCAGAACCATTATCTGCTGTTCCATAAGTACCGTGACCTCTTCCACCTGCATTTCCTTGTGGAGGAGAGACTGGAGGAGTATTTCCTGCGCCTCCGTTTTGATGTGCTGTACCTGGTGGGCTTCCTGGCCCTGGAGCTGGAAAATCATAACCTGGTGCACCTGCACCTGATCCGCCTGGAGCATTAGTTGAAGAAGTAGATGCTGGAGTAGCATTTCCACTCGCTCCACCACCTGCTGATGTTATTGTTGAAAAAATTGAATTTGAACCTCTTGATGCACATCCTGATGGAGTCCCTGATCCACCAGCACCGACTGTAATTGGAAATCCACTTACAGAAAGAGGTATAGTTCCTGCACAACTAACATTGGTTCTAAAACCACCAGCACCACCT